CGGGCGTCGGGCGTCGGGCGTCGGGCGTCGGGCGTCGGGCTCGCACTCAAAGGCTTCCTCGCCGCAGGCGATGCAGAACCCCGGATTGTCCAGCGTGCTCATCTGGCGCTCTATGGCATCCACGACCAACTCAATGGTCACGTCGGGGTGCAGCACGACGCCGTTGATCACGAGCGCCTTGGCTGTCGTCGTCTTGGTGTGGGTTCTCATCCGCTTTCGCTTCTTCGGGATAGCTTCTATACTTTCGGCGGTTACTACCAGTAGTAACCGCAGTTGGTGACACTCGACGCCGCCGACTTGTGGCAGTCCCGACACGCGGTCGCCCCGACGCCACGAGGTGACAAAACCCCGAGGCGCCGCCGACCACGCCGCAAATTTTTATTTGCATTATAGCATATATATTATTAAATGTCAAGTAAAATCTAATGCATAATAAAACTATTTTGTGGTTCCCGACCACTCGTAAGTATCTGATTATCTTACGTCATCGACGTCAATAAAATTGTCGAGAGTGTCCAAAAGCTCCAGGACATACGCCGCGTATCGAGGCACGGGCAGCTCGCCACACGCCCAACGGCGCACCGTCGACTCGGCGACGCCGAGGCGCAGCGCGAGCTGGCGCCGGGACAGCTTCAGACGGTCCAAGGTGGCGCAAAACTCGATTTCAGTCATTTCTCGACATCTCGACATATAGGGATCGCGCGTGGCGCGCGGATATACCAAATTTTAATCGTTTATCAAATATCCATCGAGCGTGGCGCGCGCGCGTGGCGCACAAAACGAGAATATCAAAATCTTCTATTTAGCGATTGAGCGTGGCGCGCGCGCGTGGCGCGCGGATGGTAAATAATGCGGCATTCTTATTTGGTGAAATCGAGCGTGGCGCGCGCATTTCGTTTTTGCAGTCTTATATTTAATGAAAACGTGGAATTGTTTTTAATTCGGCCCGCCGAGGCGCCGCGATTTCGTCAAGAAAATCAATCACATGCCAAATAAGTTAATTATCCCACGGTTTCCCAGATAAGCAACGTGTATTTGCATACCCACGACGCGTCGACGATCTCATTTTGACGTCGTTCACACGGGGCTTATAGTCGGAAATTGGTGGATTATTAGGATAAATAAGATAATAATAATAAATAAATATAAATATATATATATAATGTAGACTTTAGAATGCTTTCGGCGTTTTTGCAGACGCCATATTCTAATTTATCAGGATAAACCAGGTCGAGAAACCGGGCCGCGATAGGCTAAAAGGCGGGATTATTAAGCTAACCTATTGATATTGCTCACTACGCGTAGTAAAGCCCGGTCGAGGTAGCCCGCGCCGCTTCAATTTGGTGACACTCGCGCAAGTGACACTTCAATTTGGTGAGCTGGTGACGGTGGCGCTGGTGACACTTCAATTTGGTGTTACTACGCGTTGTAACATCTGTCACTAGGCGCGCTTCAATTTGGTGACTGACACCAGTCGGGCGCACCGTCTCGTTGTGGTATACCCTATCGGGCACGTTTGGCGAGACACAATTCGCGTCTCGTTTGGCATGGTTATTGGCTTGTGATACGCTGCCCGGCAACGGTCTAGAGCCTAGCGGTACATATTATGCGCCATGATGACGTGCCCGAGGCAATTTATGGCGTGATACCGGCGGCAGTCCGCAGCGCGGCTAGAGCCAATGCGCTGCAATGGCGGGCGTATGAGGTAGCGTTGCGCGCGTGGAGCCTACTGCCGCGTCGAGAACGCCGTCTACGCGCCATGCCGTGCCCGCCAGATGGCATTAAGGGCGCCATAGGTACTCCACATAGCCGGGGATTTTAGGGCGCTCTAGCGCGATCCTATGGTATACGGTGCCGTAGCGTTTAGCCGGATCGCAGACACGAAAAAGCCCCGCACGGTTTCCCGTGCGGGGCTGAGAGGGAGCGGCTAGGCTTATTTGCCTAGCGCGGCCTTGACGGCGGCAATTGCCCCTTGTGTCGCGAGTGCCAGCACGTCATCAAGCTCCGCCACGGCGTCAACGGGTTCCGCTGCGGCGGGCGCAGGCGCAGGCGCAGGCGCAGGCGCAGGCGCAGGTGGCACCGGTGTTATCGCACTCGCCTGATGCGACACAGTGGCGGGCGTACCCTCCGCAACCATTGCGGCCGCAGTGATCGCGCGGAGCGCAGTCATTACCGGCGCGAACAAGTCCGGCTTGCCGTATTCCTTAGCAAGCGCTGCGATGGTCTTCGTGACACTGCCGAGTTTCGCGGCGGCAGTGTCAACGCGCGGGATAGCGTTAGTTACCGCGTCTGCGACAACATCGGCGGCAGTCGCGTGAATGACGGGCGCAACCGTCACCTTCCCCTCAGCATCAGTCTCGCCGCGCGCCGCGCGAATATGTGCCATGATCATGAACTGGCGCCGCTTGTGCTTGGCGCGAAGTGGTGTCGCTGGCTGTTTCTTGCCGTCGGTCTTCGCGGCCTTTATGGCGTCCGTTTCCGCTTCCCATGCGGTCGCGGCGGTCGCGATGATGGCAGGAACGTGAAAGCGAACGGCGACATCCATGCATTGCCGCAACTCGCTCGCCAGTGTGTTCAGCGTGGTGCTCTTCTTGTCCTCATTGCCGTATACCGCTGCGATTGCCGCCGTGATGCCCGCTTCAATCTGATCGGTCGACCAGCTGCCATCATGCGCCAGCTGGGCGCAAGCGGCATAGGCCGCTTCGCGTGCGCTCTGGGCGTTATCGCTTTCCTGCGTCGCGGCGGTCGCGGCATCGCGCGCCTTGGTCTTCGCGGCTTCGATCGCGCGCAATTGCGTGATCAGGGTCTGATTGACAGTGTTCTGCACTACCAGCCGCGCCGCCTCCTGCTTGTCGATTGCGGCCAGGGTCTTCGGGGTTTTCGTTGCCATGTTTGGTTATTCCATCCGAGTTGCGAGCAGGTTTGCTCACTAATGCGCGCGCGTTTTAATACCTCCGCGATCAGCCGCGTTTTTGTTACTACCAGTTGTAACTTGTGTCACCGGACGGGGGCCCCCCACCCCCCGGGGGGTAGCTGTCCAGTACCCCTACCTCCGCCCCTCTGCGCACCTGAGCCTCCCGCACGAGGAGACCAGATTTCAAAGCTAAATGCGATATCTTACCGATAGGTTCTATATATCGCCGGCGTAACGTCGTGTCGGCGTAACGTTCGTGTCGGCGCGTTGGCGCGTCGAGGAGAACGGCGCTTTCGGCTTAAAATCAATTCTGTTCCCGCCGTCACGGCGTAGGATTTATCAGAATGTGTATGTTGAACAGGAGGCCGTGTAACATGGTAATTCATACCAATGGAAATAACCTCCGCGTCGCGGTCGTCGCTTCGACCCGGTTGGGTAGCGACACCGCCCGCGTGGCCGCCCTCGCCAGTTTTTACGAGTACCTTTTCCGGTCGGGCGTTCTATACGCTGTTCACCCCGGTGGGCTGCTCGGCAGCAAGTGGCGGCCGACCAGCCGTCACCCAGTGTTGGATTACCCCAACGTTGGTGTCACAACACTGCATTATCCGGCGATCCACCCGGAGCGGTCGCAGATTGGTCAGCTGATGAAAGACGCCGGTCGGGACGACTGGGTCGAGCTTGATGAACCGACTATCGACATCATTGGGCCGGACGGTACGGCGGTGCGGTGTCACCTCGTGCTGGACCCGTTGTGTCACCGTTTTGCGGCGGCATTTGACACCCCCGGTCCGCCGCTCCGGCGCAGCCTCGGCGGCGTCATGACCATCCCGCCCGATTCGCTGTTTCTGTTCGGCGGCAACCCCCGCTGCGCGATTCGCCGCAACCGCGCCGGAGGCGCCTGCCTGATCCAGTCGGGGTCGCGGTTTAACGGCCCCGGCGCGACCGGGGCGATTCTCACCGTGCCGATCGAGCCCGGCGGGTTTATCCGGGAGCGTGGGGTAGAGATCGAGACCTGGCGGTATGCCTGATCTGCCTCTATAGCTCCTAGGTTGGGCTGGTCGCGCTGTGTGCGCGAAAAAATAATGATCTATATGATGGTGCGGCGGGCTCCCCGAGGGGCGCGTCAGCCTGTCGCACCCTTATTTTTTACCGGCGCTATAGAACCTATCACCACATCTTGTGTTATATATTCCTACCAGGAATATAAGAGGTAACGCCTTATAGACGCCAAACCCTAGGAAACCCGTCACTAAATTGCCTTGATAGCCAAATTATAATTCTCATAATGCGGACACGCCTTTCTAGAGGGTTTTAAAAACTGGTTAACGTCGAATGGTCTAAACTCGGAGGTCCTATAGATGCCAGCCCGTAAAGGGCCAAAGCGCCCGCCACCCCCTAAGGTTAATTTGCCGATCATTTCAGAATACGCCGTCGAGAAGCTGGCTAACGTGTTGCGCGAGCGGTCGCAGTCTCAGCGCCTGCCGGACCAGACCGCTCGCATGCTGGTGCTGTTCGTCGCGATGTGGCAGTCGACACCGCCGATGCCGCTCTGTGACCGCAAGCAGGTAGCGAATCACCTTGGTGTCAGTGTGCCGTGTGTCGATGTGGCGCTGTCGTACCGCCAGAGTACAGGTGACATATCCATCGTGTACAAGACGACACAAGGCAATGTTAACGGCAGATTGCACTCGACGGTCCGTCAGCGGTTTGTCGTTCCTAGCGACGAGATCCGCCGGTTCGTCAACGATGCGGAGGCGGTCGAGGTCGAGGAAATCCGGCGGCGCCTCATCAGGGCTGCTACCGTCGACGCCGCCACTGCCGCCCTCGACGCTATCCCCGCAGGAGCGACGAAGGAGCCGTATTACGATCTGGATGAGTCTACCGTCGAGCCTCCCGTCGGGTTCGGGTTTACCGCTGTCGCGCCGCCGGCGATCAATTCGGCTATGGGCTGCGAGGTGTGCGAGGACGAGCCCGCCCGGCCTGCCGCTCCAACCAAAAATAAAAGGTCTCGTAAGAAGGTCGCCGCCTAAGCCCCTACGTCCAACCGGCCGACGAGATGCGCTCGGCCGTCATCGGTCGCGCCGCATATCTTCGTTCGCGCATGAGAACCCTGCCTGTCAGGTTCATGCCGGTGCCTAAAGCAAAATATTGAAGGCTGTCGCAGATGTCCGACCAAGGATGTAATTTTTCAGGCAAATCTTCCATCTGCCCGTCGCGTTTTCGTCTGTATCTATACTTGTCGCCCATCGCCTGAATCAGGGTAGGGCATCCGGTCCTGCTTATCTGTAGCGCCGGCTCGCCCATTAAAGTCTGTCTTAATAGTCTATCTACGGCGAGCAGCCGTGGTTCGATCGCATTCGTCGAGGCTGGGTAGGCCAGGAAACCCTGTTCCTTGAGGATGTCGAAATTGGTTTCTTCCGAGAGCTGGGACTTGGCCGCCCCCGCCGGGTCACCGACAATGAATATCCGCCGCCCCGCGAAGGGCGGCGCCAACAAAACCGGCTTCAGGTGTTCCTCGACCATCTGAATCAGCCCCATCGACTCCGTCACGATTTCCTTCATAATGATGGCACGGCCATAGTTATCGTGCTGTCCGATCACCGCACACGGCGTGCGGCCGAAATCCATGCCGACCATGACCGGCCGCATCGGGTTGACCACGACACCCATGTCTTTGACGTGGGTCGGGGCGTGAAACGTCCGTCTGAACACAGCTTGCCCGGCGTTCGAGGTGCCCCACTGCGCCTCGACGTGCACCGAGCACCAGTCCGGGTCCTTGTCCGACATCAGTTCGTCGTAATAGCCGTCGGGTAAATTCTCGACGTTCTCGGCGTCGGCCGATAGCCCCGACGGTTGTAAGAACAATTTCCACGCCGGGTGTGGGTTGAGCACAGTGCGGTCGTGATACGGGCTATCCGTCGGCCAGGGGTTGGTGTCCGCGATAATCCCCCGTCGTGCGGCGCCGCCGAGCGCTTTACTAGGATAGCGCCCGCATCTTCCAAGAAGTGGCCGCATGATATCGAACGGCACCTCGCGGATTTCGTTTATCCACGCCCCGGTTAATTGCAGTGACAACAGCCGCCGAACGTCTTCCTTGCTGTCCAGCGGCAGCAGCATCCAATCGCTGTGTAGTCGTGTCCGGTCGGGCAAGGTCAACCGAAACTGTATCGTGGAATCCGTCGTGTAGTAATGCGCCATGCCTTGTAAATAACTCATAGTATCCGACAACACGGTCTGACGTAATTGCTGCAACGTATTCCGAATCAGCGCAAATCTTGTGTATCTAACCCCGTTATGCGCAGGCTGCGAACACGCCCATCGCATAAGTTCCATAATCATTCCCATTGTCTTTCCAGACCCAAGTGGGCCGACGATGATTCTGATCCTGGTTTGGTCGTGCATAAACCGCTCGACCGTTGGGGGAGGAAGGTAATCCACTGCGCCTATACCTCCTCATCCTCGTCGTCGGTATCCCCTTGCGCGCCGCCGTATCTGTCGTCTCTCCAGCCCGTACTACTCGTAGTAATCCCCGACGCCGCGCCGGATGGCGCGTCGGGGTGGGCATCGGCGACAAAACTCAGCGTCTCGGGCTTGTCGCGAAACAGGATATTAAGGGTAAACGCCGCGCCGCCGCCCGCCTTGGCCGCCTGCGCCGCTGCCGACCCATCGACCGCAGCGACCCTACTCAGCTGTTTGAATGCGTCGATGCGTTGTTGAGGAGGCACACGGGGGTCCATCGCGATCCCTGCGGTCGGCGCGATCAATACCTCGGTAGCCTGCAACGCTTTTAATCTTACCCGGGTCTCGGACCCCTCGTCCGATTCGATAACCGCGCGGGCCTTTTTGACGTTCTCGACGATCTGCGGGTGGCTGCTGAGATAACTCAGCAGCGCGCCGACCCCGGTGAAGCCATAGCGCTGCGCGATCGTGGCGCGCGGGTGAATCTTCGCCGCGAGATCATACTGCAACCTGAGGATCAGCGCGTCGTCGAGCGCCGGATTGGGGTCGAGTGTTCGGGGAAATGGGGGGAACACGACGTTGTCGCTGTTGTCGGCCATAGGTAGGTACCCGGATAGCCCAGAATACTAGGTGTTGCGGACTGTATCTCAATCACTCTATATTATAGGAGCTATATTGTAGAGGTATGCGCCGTTGCCCGCTGCGATCCCGGGCCAGACCTCGTCCTCGCCGTCGGTCTCAAGACTGAGGGCGCCGGGATTTCTGCGTGTTGTCAGCCCCGCCCAGCTCGACGAGCAGGAACGGGTCAGACTGGCACAGACCAACGAGCGCCCAAGCGTTCGAGCCGACGATCTCGGAAATTATATCCGCAATCGCTGGTATTCTTTTCAGAACCACCGCAACACCACGGCCAACTCGATCAACGACCGCCTGCTGCGCGCCCAACGGATGTTCGAGGGCCAATACGACCCGGGCAAGCTGCGCGAGATCGAGAAGTTCGGCGGCAGCATCGTCTACTCGCGCCTCGTCGCGGTGAAATGCCGGGGCGCAACCTCCCTCTTGCGCGATGTCTATCTCGGCGCCGATCGGCCCTGGACCGTAGACCCCGAAGAAGACCCGCCTATCCCCGCCCAGGTCGCGGCGACCGTCGCGCAGATGGTTGCCGGCGAGGCGGCGCAGGCGGCCGGGCAAGGTGTCCGGCCCGACCCTGAACAGGTTCACCTCCGTTATGTCGCCGCGATGCACATGGCGCAGCAGGCCGCCAAGCGGCAGGCGCAGCTCCAGGCCGGCGCCGCCGCCGATCGCATGGAGGAAATCCTGCGCGAAGGCGGGTTTTATTCCGCCTTAGCCAAGTTCCTCGTCGATCTCCCTCTTTTCCCGTATGCGGTGATCAAAGGACCTGTGGTCCGTATGGCCCCCAAGCTCGTCTGGACCGACCGCCGCCCCTCCCTCCAGACCGTCCCGCAGATGTGTTGGGAGCGGATCGCGCCGCAGGACTTTTACTGGGACCCCGGCGCCCAGGAGATCGAGAACGCCGAGTGCATCGAGCGACAGCACCTGACGAGGAACGACCTGGTCAGCGTGATGGACCTCCCCGGTTACGACCAGGAGGCTGTCAGAGGCGCTCTGACCGACTACGCGGCGGGGCTGCGGGATTGGATGGATTCACCCGACGTCGAGCAAGCCCTCTTGCAGGCCCGTGAGAGCCCCAGCCTCAACACCAGCCATTTGATCGACGCGGTCGAGTACCACGGCCTGATGCAGGGCCAGATGCTCTTGGATAATGGTGTGGATCGCGCCCAAATCCCCGACCTCGACCGCGAGTACATGGTCGAGAGCTGGGTGGTCGGGCGGTACACCATTAAAACCCAGATATCTCCCTCTCCGAGGCAGCGGCACCCTTATTACGTATCCAGCTTCGAGAAGGTCCCCGGCACTATCGCCGGCCACGGTCTTCCCGATATCCTCGAAGACCTGCAAGAAGTCGCTAATGCTACTCTTCGAGCATTAGTAAACAACATGAGTATAGCGTCAGGCCCTCAAGTTGTTATTAACACCGAGCTGCTCGACCCCACCACCAACGAAGACAATTTATACCCCTGGAAACGCTGGAAGGTCTTTACCGACCCGATGGGCGGCGGGGCCAGCCGCGATCCGGTGCACTTCTTCCAGCCCAACAGCAACGCCCAGGAGCTGATGACGATCTACGGGTCGATCAGCTCGCTCGCCGACGATATCTCGGCAATCCCGCGCTACACCACGGGTGAGAGCTTAAAAGGTGGTGCCGGTAGGACAGCCTCTGGGCTGTCCATGCTGATGGGCAACGCCCAGAAGGTCCTGCAAACCGTCGCGGCCAATATCGACGAGGACGTCATCCGGGGCGTGCTCGAGTCGCTCTACGACATGGTGATGCTGACCGATGACACCGGGTTGCTGTCGGGGTCCGAGCAGATTCAGGTC